AATACCCGCTGCCTCCAACGGTACTTGTGCTATATGGTAATAGCGGCGCAAAAGGGGAAAAAGCTGTAGCTTGCAGTGTCCCAGTCGTCCCGTTTACTGTGAGCGCAAAGTTATTGCTGCTGTTGTCTTTGAAGTAGTTGCTCTGTAGGGTGAGCAGGGATGTGCCGGAGACTGCGGTTAGTGGGGTGGTGCTAGGGGTGAAGTTGGCGGTGTAGAGGGCGGTGCCTTTGACAACACGAAGGTTGGAAATGTAACCCGGAAGATACCTAACAAATTCAGCATCATTCCAATATCCAGTATATGCTGCATTATTTGGTGATGTAAAATTATAAGCGCTTACTCCTGTTCTACTTGCTACCGAGATACCATTTCTATAGATACTCAATGAATCACCGTATCTAACAACTGCAATATGCGTCCAAGTATTAAGAGGAATACCATTATTAGTACCACAGGCAAGATTATCTGCCCATGTACCACTAGCATTACTTGTTAATCGAAGACTACTAATGGTGTCTCCCGATTGAATACCCCATCCAGATTTAGAACCATTAATAGTGCCAATTAACATTCCACTAGCAATACCTCCAGCACTATAGGAATTTAAATAAACCCAACACTCTAGAGTAAAGTCAACGCTTGATCCAAATGCAAACGCTGTGGTGCTGGGCACCGTCAAATAATCCGTCGTCCCATCAAAATACCCACTCCACCCCGTCTGCGAAAATGGTGTGAACGTGCCTTGTGTTGGCGCACTGGTACGGGTAACAGTTATAGCATTGGTTGAGCTATCCAAGAACGTATTATTCTGCTGCCCATTAGTGCCCGTAGTCTCCAATAAAGCAACTGTGCTGTTGAAGTTGGGGTCTGTTGTGGCCCCTGCGGCTGCGGGCTTGCCGGATTTAGATGCTGCAAACATTATGTATAGTTTTGAGCAATAGTTGCGCCATACCAGCTTGTCCCATCACTGAAGAAGCTATATAAGTCCTTCTTATTCAGCGTCGATGTGATCGTTGGTGCCGTAGCGCTGGGCCAAGCCACTGTTGTCCAAGTCACCGACCTGCCGCCTGTGGCGTCCTGCGCCAAGATGATGATGAAGCTCTTACCGGCAACCGCCGTTGGCATCGTCAGCGTAGCGTTGGCAGTCAGCGTGAGCTTTTGAACCGTGCCGTTAGCCAAGTCAATCGTCAGGGCTGTGCTGGTATTGGCGCTGTACAGTGTCTCAACGTAGTTGGTGACCGTAGGATTGGTCAGCGTAGGCGTTGTGCTGAAAACAAGGTTTGTACTTGTTGTCCCTGTGGCGCCTGATGCCGTGTAACCAGTAATGTTGTTAAACGATGTAATGCTGGCTGTTGTTGCGTTGGTGCCGCCGTTTGCTATAGGCAGTGCCGTACCAGACAGGCCAATAGCAAGCGTACCCGTAGTCGTGATAGGCGAACCAGAGATACTCAAGAACGCCGGGACAGTAGCCGCAACGCTAGTAACAGTACCTAACCCACCTACCGTTGACCAAGTTGGCACACCAGACCCAGCAGATGTAAGTACTTGCCCGGTAGTTCCAGCAGCAGTAAACCCATAAGCAGTGCCGGTGCCATAAGAAACACCGCCAGCGGTTGGAGTTGCTGTGGAATTGGTGCCGCCGTTGGCAATAACCAGTGTGGCTGAAAGCCCCGCTGCCGTGCCGCTGGTGTTCTGATTAAACGTAGGCCAAGTAAAAGTACCAGTGCTGAAGTTGCCGGAAGTAGGCGTTCCAAGCAGCGGAGTTACCAATGTAGGCGATGTGCTTAGAACAACACTCCCTGTACCAGTGCTAGTCGTGACTCCGGTTCCACCAGAAGTAACTGCCAAAGTAGCTGAAAGCCCTGCCGCTGTTCCTGTGGTGTTTTGATTAAATGTAGGCCAAGTAAATGTGCCTGTTCCAAAATTACCAGAGGTTGGCGTACCAAGTAGTGGAGTAATTAGCGTTGGGGACGTATTCAGCACAACGCTGCCTGTCCCCGTCCCTGTGGTTACGCCAGTGCCGCCGTTGGTAATATCAAGCGTACCCGAAATACTATGAGTAGCATTCCAGTTAGACGGACGAACAAGACTTGCATCAGTCCCATCGGCAATAGCACTGACAAACGGATGGGTTACTGTAACGGCCATTTCGGCTCCTTAGGCAATACGAATCAGCGCAGTTGCGGCAGCAGCGACAGGCATCTGGACTGTGAAAGTACCAGCAGTCGATGTTTTGTCTGAGCCAAAGTCGAGAATTGCAATCGCTGCGTTACTCTTGGTACTGTCATAGATCATAGCGCCCCGAGCAGTGATAGTAGCTGTAGTCCAGCTAGAGTCACTAAAAGTAATCCAAGCAGTGCCAGAAGCTGAGCTAATCGCGTTACCAGCGAGGGTGTTACCACCAGCCGTATAACCAGTGCCAACAACCTCGTTAGAGGTCGTATAAACAGTAGTCGTAGCATCCAGAGTAGCTGCATTGGTGTACAGAGCGATTTTCATCGTGTCTGTCAGGGGAGTATACGTACCCGTCAAAAAACCAACTTTAGCTGAAGTGCAGAAAGCGTTACCTGTAAAAGCCATGATAAATCCTATTTGTTAAAGTACTTGAGTACGAAGTTGACCACTACGGTATGCGTCTTGACGTAGCTTGCCATCACCAAGACTCTTGAGAAGGGTAAGAGACTGCTTGTATTGATCCGCATACAGAGCAACCATATCGGCTTCACCCTTCATAAACCGGATTGCTTCGACCATCACTGCATTGAACAGCGCTGAATCAAAGTTGTCCCCAAGCCATGATGTGTACGGGGATACCGTAATGCTCACAGGATAGTAGAAGTAGTGAAGCTCAGCAGTCAGACTAGCATCTGGCGTAGGGCCAAGGATCAGCGTAAGCTCTTGTAAGGTAGCACTGTCAGGGCCAAAGATTGCGTAGTACTTGGGAGTCCCAGTGTCCGTAGTCGGATTAGGGTACGCCTCACGGATGAAGTTAACATCCTTGTTCAGCAAGTACGAATACGCCCCATCAGCCCCGACTACTGCCAAACTAAAGACAGAAAGGAAGTCTGTGGGAGCCGCGAGGTACTTGTTACCCGAAGTCAACGTCCCAGTGACGTTCTTACGCAATGAAGGCAACTGCACCGAATTGTAAATCTTCTGCTCAGCCAACTGGGTCATCGTGGCAAAGTCAGTGTCTGTGAACGTATTTTCGCAGTAATCCTCAACTGCGGTTCTTAATTCGGTGTAGTTCATGCTTTACGCCATCGGCCCACGGGCCATCAGACCTTTAGTAGCTGCGCCAGTTCCACGGACTTTGATGCCCTTGGAGTTAGTTGGCTCATTACCAGCCGACTTACTAGCCGCACCAAGAGACACATCAAGGTTTTCAAGCTTGCTACGGTTCGCCCCTTTACCGGGGTTACTCTCTGCTGCTACTGCCTTGCCCGACATAGTGTGGGGTTTAGCGTAAACAGCAGCGGAGCCAACTTCCTTACCGCCCATCTTCTTGCTGAACTTAGCCATGATTAACCCCCTTGGTTCTTTGCACGGGACAGGTTGCGCCCATACTTCATGCGGTCATCGGTGGTTGGGCCACCCTTTTTAAGCTTCAGGGTTGTACCCTTACCGCCTTTATGCTCTTGAGCATCGTGCTGCTTGAACGCTTTCTTGATCATGGCCTTATCTTGGGCCACGTCACTTTTCATACCTTCTTTAGCCATGATCATTCCTTATGTAATCGTTACGGTGACTATACCAATAGAACCTATAGGTGCCAATGGATTTGGGGTTAAAACAGCATCAAACTGACTTGCCCCACCTACAGGGTTCCATCCCCAGAAGATGCTTCGGCTACCACCACCTAGATAACCTGAAACAAGAAGGCCAGAAGTGACATAACTACGGTCAGGACGGGGATTACGTACTGCTTGCGGATCATCAACTGGATACATCCCTAAGAGTAATTGGGGATGGTCAGCTTCCCAACATTCGTTACAAACCAAGACTTGAATGAACTTGGTCTTGACTACCAACCCTTTAAGGTCTTTTAACTTAAAACGAAAGCCACACCGATCACACTCCGATATGGCCTTCCTACCAGCGGTGAACCTGTTACCCATGCTGTGCTACTAGCTAATGAACATCTGACGAGGAACGAATCGTACAGCCGCCTTCTCTCTATCCTCGCCCGCAGCCATCTCCCATGCAGCATCGTACTGAGCCTGAAGCATCTGCGCCCGCTCTAGCCCACCGGGGACTTTCAAAGACAGGTAAGAAGCCAAGCCCGCAATCATGCAGGGGAGGAACCGGAAGGGGACATCCATCGTATTCACACCGTTACCCGCATCTTGGAGCCTACGCAGCCGCCAGTATACGAACGTATAGGTCTGAACATTGTCTGGAATAGGCCAAACAGTGATGGTAGGAATGGGGGAAATCCGATCAATATAGACTTGAATCGGTCTAGCTTGAGTCAGCTTATTAGGGATCGTGGCATAGGTAGACACGCTAATGCGGGTAATGTTCAAGTCAGCTTGGGTAGAAGCTGACCCCGCCCCCGTTCTTACTACATGCTCAAGGAGGTCAACCGTATCCGCAGGGAGGGAGTACGTAGCAGTTCCGGGAACTAGAGTAATCGAACCACTGTCGATAGTCCAGAGATTGATACCACGGTTAGCCCAGTCAGCGAACAAGAGGTTCAGCGACCGCCTAGCAGTCCGCATGTCATAGCCAGTACGAAGCTCCGCACCGCAGCGCTCAAACGCTTCTTCAACAATCTCAGAAAGATCGAGGTTAAAAGCTGTAGTACCGGAGGTTGTCATCTAGCACTTCCATGCCCTAAGGCTTTTGTTGATACGGCTGTTCGGGTCTTTGGCTGTCTTTTCAGAAGTCAGTTTGTTCTTCATTCCGGTCATCCGGGCACAGAACGACTTCTTACGGGGGCCACCTTCTGGCTGCGGAGCCTTCAACCCCGGCTTATCAGGGTTGGCCTTATTGTAAGACGCACGACCCTTGGCGTTCAAACCACCTTCAGGGTTCTTGCCTTCCTCTCGCTGCCATGCAGGGGAACCGCCCGCAGCAAACTTCTTTGCCTTGGGCATCTTGGCTGGGTTGATATCCCCCATACCACGACTGGCTCTCACCGCATCATCCCACGGGTTTTGCCCCGTTGAGCGCAACCATCACCACGGGTAACTGAACCGCCCTTGGCGTACTTCTTGACCTTACCGCCTTTTTTCATGCCCTCATCAGGGTTCATGGAGTTCTTAGCAGCGGCGTCATACGAGCGGCCCATAGCAGCACGTTTTTCCCGGTCTTCTGCAATCATGCGAATACGCCTTGTAGCTGCGTCTTCTGGAGCCGAAGCTGCTGAAGCAGGACGAGCAGGGGGCATAGGGAGTTTAGTAGCCATCAGCACTTCCCCCCTTTCTTCATGGTGATCATGGTGCCTTTGGTCTTGCCGCGCTGGGCAACACCATCGACGCTACCGCCCTTGGCGTACTTCATAACGCCGCCCTTGTTCATGCCCATCATTTGCTTCTTGTCCATCATCATGTCAGCTTTAGAGCCTTCTTTCATGCCCTTCTTCTCTACATCTTTGCCGGACTTTTCAAACTTTGCAAAGGGATTTACACCTTTAGTAGCCATAGTATCACCACCTTTTGAAAACTTATGGCCTTTGTCGGCCTTGATGAAGTCAGAACCTACGTTCTGGGGGATTCCCGCCTTCTTAGCGAACGCAGGGTTATTGGCGACTGCCGCCATAAATCGATGTTGCTTCTTGCTGGTAGAAGGCATTACTTCTAGTCGTCTATGCGACGACCCCCAGTTTTTCCCAAGATGCGTTGTACCGTGTCAGTCTCGTAGATACGAATCAGAGTCCAAAGAACCGACAGGAAAGCCGCAAAGGAAGGGAGCATATCAATTAACGTACCGACTACAGTTACCATAGAAACTACGTCAATAACATGCTTCGTGGCTTCGTCTAGATGAGAAATAGGATCGCTCATATTTCACCCGTAGAATAGAACTGTTGATGCGTTTGTGCCTGTTAGTACGTACAAACCTGTCCTAGCCAGAATGCCTTCACCGGGCAGTATAAGGTGAATAGAACCCGCTACGCTAGGCGCTGGGAAAGACAGCAATGTCTCGCCGCCGCTTGTACCGTCAGTAACAACAACCGTACCTAGCGTAGCGCCATAAACAATAGTAATTGCCTTCAGACGCGCCCGCCCACTTACAGCAACTGCTCCGGGGGTATTACCAGCCGCAACTAGTATTGATTTTACGTCAGTTTGCATTGACATAATGTCCCCCTACTTAGTTGGCAGCGCCGTAAGTACCGTCAGAGTTACGGACAATGTAGGCAATACTCAACACACCAGCGCCTGTAGTACCACCGCCATTAGCTTGGGTGAAGCTAACAATCGCATCGGTTGTACCAACGTTTGCCACCAAAGCGGGGTTGGTAGTACCAATCGCCAAAGAAGCAATACCTGTAGCGCCAGCGGCAGGAGAAGCCACCGTAATAGCTGCGGTGATCGCAGTGCCGTTCACATAGATCGTGAGCGTTGGGTTGGTAGTCGTGTATGCAGTGGTGATCAGGTACTGGATGTTTTGAATCGCCGCGCCAGCGGGCAAGACCGCAAGGGTCGTATTTGCCGTAGTATCAGCATAGGCAACAGCTTTAAACTGTGCAGTGGCAGTAGCGCCAACGTTACGGATCGTGCCAGCAGTGGTTCCAGTAGTGTCTTTGACAGTACCGAGCAGCCAAGGGCCAAGGTGTGTAGCAACAGCCATGATAATTTCCTCACATGCGAGTTAAGCGTACCAATCTGCATGTCGCCCGTCTGGAGCGGTTTGGTACACTGGAAGTCCAGATTGATTGTTTATATCATGGCTTTGGGGGGAACGCAAGAGCCATTTCGTCATTTGGTACAATATTTGATTTCGCTAAGTTTTCCCACTGGGTAAGAACTTGAAGGTTCCAAGGCACATGAAGCCCACAAACATCGTTGCTTCTTAACGGACAAATGTGATCCACAACGTACTGTACGCCTGTAACTTTGGTCATAGTAATGGCTATTTGGTACAACGAACGTATTTCAGCCTTCTGTCTAGCAGTTACCCATGGAGGAGAAGCCTCCCTGTTCTTGCGCCTCCGAGCCTTGGTATCCGCACGAACCCAAACAAAGTTTTTATCTTTCCAAGCTTTTTGGTACAGCTTTCGTATGCCTGAAGGGCATGTCTTTGCAGCGGCGATGACCTGCTCTCGATTCTCTTGATACCACTGATGCTTCCTATCCTTCGTTTCTTCAGCCTTGTTGTACGCTGTGAAGTACCCCGCTCGTTTTACGTTTCCTTCTTTCCACTCCACTTGTAAGCAATCAAGACACGCTCCCTTCGTCTTACGGGCTGCTATGTGTCCGTGCTTACACGGCTCCCCAGTGAAGTAGTACTTGGCTCCGGTAGCCTTTGCTTCGGCGCGGGTCTTAGGTAGGTTTGTGGTGTCCATTTTTCCCTTTGAGATTTAGTTACAGGTAATGGACGAACTGTACTTGGTAAAACTTTAAAAAGCAAGGGCCGTAAAAAAACCCACCGAAGTGGGTTTTCATGGTGCTTTTGTGGGGGTAAACCCCACTTTTTAGGTCGAACCGGGGCTACCGAAGATGCCCAGTGGGTCAGACACGCCAAACGAATAACGCTCACGAGCCTTGTAGCGGGTGTTGCCCGTATCAAAATCTCCATCCATGGAAGTTGCCAATGGAGTACGAACAAAGTGCTTCAAACCGTTAGGCACATCGGTGGTCAGGAACCAGCCGTTGTTGTCGGTCAAGAAGTGGTTGACCGTGTAGCCTTCAGGGATCGAGCCGTTGTTCTTGATGGCGTTGATATCGTTGTCGGTAGTACCAACACGGAGGCTGGTTTCCAACAGACGGGTAGCAACGAACATCAGTGCTGGCGGGATGACCAATTTCTTGGGCTTAGCAGCGATCAAAAGACCACGCTCGTCTGTCCAAGCAGCGATCTGAATGACTGCGGCTTCCAAAGAAGTCTCATTCAAGTCAGCGGCGGTAGCTGGACGATTGCTATTGGTGCCACCAGAAACCAACGGGTGAGCCGTCGAGCAGAGAGCCACACCGTCACCGTAGACAAAAGCGCCGCTGAACGCATTGTTCAGAATTGCTGCTGCCTTGACCTGCTTGGTGTAAGCCATACCACGGGCCAGAGCCTTGGTATAACGAGCCGAGAGGCTGTCATACAGATTGTCTTCCATCGCTTCTTCAGTGATGGAGAAACCCAGAGCAATGGTTTCGTGGTTGTAACGGGCAGTCCAAGCTTCCTGACCATTGTCATAAGCAATAGCAGAGCCTTCGTTCTTCACCGGAGCGGCAGAGAAGCCAGACAGCTTGGTTTCTTCTTCAAAGCTACGCTCCGAAGTCTCTTGGTCGTAAATCTCCTTATGCTCTTCGCCGTAACGAGCATATTCAAGGCCGAACAAAGCGTTCAGTCCGGGGAGGAGTTCTTTAAGTAGTTGTGCGCGTGAGATAGCCATTTAATGTGACTCCTTAAGCAACGTAATAACGATGTGAACCGAAAGTAATCTTGACGAGTACTTCAGGAGTCTGGATCAGCGCAAGCGTACCAGCGGTCGTAACAGTCGAAGCTGTAACCGTCAGTGCTTGTGAAGTTGCGGAGGACACAGTAGCGGCTGCGGTGAGTGTCGAGCCAGTGAATTGCAACTGACCAGAAACCAACTGCCATACGTCCGTGCCGATAGGCAGAACCTGACCAACCGTCAAACCGGAGACTGTCAGAGTCGTAGTACCTGTACCAGACACATAAGCAGCACCAGTGCTGGTTTGGGTATCAGGAACCAGATTCATAACCCGGAAGTTACCAGCCGTAGTAGCCAGAGCCACAACTGCACCAGCCGAATTGCCAGTAGAAGCCGAGCCAGTAACCGTACCGCCAGCCATGTTGATACCAACGTTCAGTGCCGAAGCCGAAGCAATGACAGATGAACCGGCAGCAGCAGTAACAGCAACGCGGTAGACCGAATCAGGATCATCACCAACGATGGCAGTGATATCACCAGCCGTAACGTTACCGGGGTAGTACTGTGACCACAGACGCTGTTTAGTCGTCGGATTGGTGTAGTAGCAGCCCAAGAAGACGCCAACGGTAGGCGTTGCAATGGTGTTGGCAACCAAGGCCGCGAAACCACTTGCGATGTTAACGAAGTCGCCGTAATAAATGGCGGTTCCGTAGTTGTAAGCGATGGGGATGTTACGGGTAGAACCTGCAAACACCTGACCACCGATTAGGTTTACGGGCTTGAACCCGTATGGTGCATCAATCGTAGGATAAGCCATTTATGACTCCTTAAGTTTTAAGAACCTTTACCAAAACTCACCTTGCTGTTTCGCTCCTTGAAGAGCGGCATACGAGGATCGTTCTCGCGCATGAAATTGCTGTCAATCGAGTTCATCTGATTTTCCGCTTGCTTACTGTAGTAAGCGTCACGTTGGGCAGAGAACTCAGTAGGTGTTTTGCAAAGCATCAGTCCACCGATTTCGATACTGTCTGGGTAGCGGCCTTTACCGTTACCCATTAGCTGAATCTCAGGATGATCAGAAGCCTTGACGGGTTCCCAACCTTCGCGGAGCTTTGAAGAAATATTCATCGGGTCGTCGCTACCCAACGTGCTAACGCGAATCCATCGAAAGCTATAGCCCGGTTCTAGAGTAGGGTTGGGCAGCAACTCTGGGGGCATCCATTGTTTCGGACGCTCAAAGACGTTGCGGGTTTCCAGTTCACGGGGAGTTCTGTCGTTAGCCATTATTTATTCCTTGATTGCTCTGCAACCTGCTTAGCATAGAGTTCCAAAGGAACACCAAGCCGCTTGGCGATGTTTACTTGCGATTGAGTCAGCACGATTTTGCGCGGTGCCGTACTACGAGTAGCCGAGGCCACAACTGTTGACTTCTTAGCTGATCTTTCCGAAGGAAACGCATCGGGAAAAACCTGCCGTACACGGGAGTTAATCTTCTCGTAGTACTCGTCGCTAGTTGGGTCTGTCCCACCTTCTACAAGTTTTTTATGTACCGTCAGAGCTACAGCAGTCATCTCATCGTCAGAACCGAACCAAGCGTTATCTTCTTTCCACGCTTGAGCTTTGGTATCAACTGGAGGTGTCGAGGGTGCCCTAACAGGTTGTTGGCTAGTTTGTACACTAGTTTCTTTGTTTTGTACAGCAGGTTTGAAATTATTTACTTTGTCTGCCCTGATCTTGGCAGTGGTAAGTGCCTCTTGAGCTTCTACCAAAGCGTCCGAATCACCTGCTTCATAGGCAGCTTTATACCTACGCTTGGCGTCTTCAACCTCACCACCAACTACTTTCTTGGCTTGCTCAAGCAGTGCTGCTTGGCCTTGGTCGAGGGAGCCGTGGAGTCGCTTGTTCTCTTCAACGAGGTTGTTGGCAAACGTAATTGCCTCTTCCCGTTCGCGGAGTGCAGCTTCCTTTGACCGCCGTTCTTCGTGGTAGCCCTTGGTGAAGTGCTGGATACGCTTCTTGACGCTATCGCTATATTGCTCAAGCTCAGCATCAGTAACTTCAGCCGGGGCTTCCTTCATAGGCTTGCGCCCACGGTCGTCTTCGGGAGTATCGTCCTCTACTTCAATTTCAATATTAGTACCGAAGTCCTTTTCAGGTTTGTCCTTACTATGAACAACTTCGTCTGGGAATTTGAATTCTGTATCAGCCATGATTGCTCCTTATACTCGGGTAATACCACGGGGGTCTTCAACAACTGCTTCAACCGAATCATCATTGATAATACGGAATTCACGCCCGTGAATCTTCATACGTGTACCTGAGTTAGGACGAACCAGAACAAAGTCACCTTCCTTACACGATGCGCCACTAGGGAACCGTGTTTTGTCTGCGTAACAATCTGGCCCAAGCTTAACCACGAATAGTACTGTAGAAAGTACTTCTTCAAAGTGCATCATCTGGGAAGACTTAACAAGGTCAGAACCTTCAAACTTATCATCTGTCTCAGGAATAACGCAGAGAATATGGTAAGTAACTGGGTCTGGAAGTTGTTTTGCCTTATCCATAGTCACAGGTGGTAGCACTGTGGGACGGGTAAACAGGTTAGGAGCTACAAGGATTTCACTCATCTTCGGCTTTCTCTAGTTTTCGCACGAGGTCTGCTATGGAAAGTTGTGCAAAGGAAAGACCCCGGATTTCCCCTACCAACTGTTTATACTCTTCAAATGATTTAACTGCACCCTCAGCAAGGGCTTCTGTAAGCTGGTTAGTACGCTCAGCTAGTTGTTTAGTTAAATATTCAAATTCAGTCATACGATACCCTGTGGTTTACTCTGTGGGGCCATGTGTTTGTAGGCATCCAGCTTGAGCTTCATCTCTCCCAAGCTCTTCTGGGACTGGACTCGCTGGGCTTCTTTGACTGCATCAGCCTGTATGCGCTGTGCATCGAGGGCCAGACGCTGTTGAGCAAGCTGGTTATCCGCTGCGTCCTTCTGCTGCTTGCGCTGCAAGTCTTGCTGTTGAATCTGAAGCTCTGCTTGCTGCATCTGCATCTTGGGGTCTTGAGCCGCTTGCTGCGCTGCCTGAGCCTGTTGCGCTTGCTGAGCCTTGTTCTGGTTCGACTTGAGCAACTGCTGCGATGCCTGTGCAACGAGCTTGGACACCTGCACTTCCGTGTCCTCATCCATCAGGGCATCAGGGGCTGGCAACTGGACTCCCAACTGCTCTTCGACCTTGGCGCGGTAACTGAAGGCGAGGTGTTCTGAAATGTGCGCTGCTACTGCTGCTTGCATCTGCTGTGCCATAGGCGTTTGACCCATAGCAGCAGCGATAGACGGGTCTTGGATGAGCGCCATGTGCGTAGCAATATGGGCATCGTGGTCTTGGTAAATAAACGCCTTGGTGGGCTTCCCAGTAAGGAACGACATATTCTCACTGATGGGATCGCGGGGGGTCTGGTCATCATCTACCGGCACCAGCTTATCTGCGTTCTTGATACCCAGCACCTCAAGCATCTGCCTGTGGAGTTGCGGCAGGTCATATATCTGTGGAGCGCCCTGAGCCAACTGAATCGCTGCTTGATACTGCATGATCCGCTGAGCCATAGTGGCTGCGTTGGGATCACTTACCGGGATGACTTCAGTCGTGTCGTAGTCTGACTGCTTGGCCTTGCGATCACCACTTGCCGGGTCGTAGCCATAGTCCTTCGGCGCGAAGTCCCTGATGATGTTCTTCAGGAGTTTAAACTCCATTCGCAAGCTGGCATGTACCCGAGCCTGTACAGCACTCATAGTCTTCAAAGTACGCTCAAGCAGAGCCAGCGTAGTACCCACTGGGGCGTTAGAACTCATGTCGCTGATATTCATATCGCTGATGGCACCCAGTCGGCGTCCCTCTTCAGTAATCTGATTCAGCAGTGCAAGCAGAGTTTGGCTTGGCTCCTTGTACGGGAGCGGCATAATATTATCCCGGATGGCTCCGCTAGGAATGTCCACATCCCTGAACTCGCCCGGAGCAATCGGTGTGTCATCACCCTTGATACGCAACCCACGGGTCTTCAAACCACCCGGCAAGTTACTCAACGAACCTGCATCAACCAACTGGCGAATCAGCGATGTACCTGCCCGAGCATAACCACCGATCAGGTGAATCAAACCCAGTCCGTAAGCACCGAAGCCGGGTATGTAGGTATACTGCACGAAGTGCTGGCGCTTGAGTTTTTTCTCGTCGTCCTCTTCCCAGTTACGGCGAATAGAAAGAACTGTAGTCGTACCGCGCTCGATAGTAATTACATACGGCAGAGCAATACCATCTTCGTCTTCAAACCCCGGCAGATCAAAGTCAGCATGAATCTCATACAGTTGGTAACGGTCGTCGTCTGTCAGCGAGTATCCCTGCTCCTCAGCCTTCTTCTTCTCTACGTCAGTAAATACATGGATCGGGTCTCCAAGCTCAACATCACGGTAGAACCCAGCGACCTGCAACTTGCGTACTTCATTCTCTGTCTTACGCATTACGTGAGTTACACGTTCTGAGTTATAGATATTACTCGCACCATACGGCATGACCATATCTTCAGCGGGCAAATAGATCGCCACCTGCCTACCCAGAGCCGGGTCAAAATAGACCTTCTTGAACGCAGCACCTGACAGACCCAACGAGTACAACATGCGCTCATGCTCAGGCCGGTACTCAATCATCACATCGGTAAGCTGGTAGTTCATGTCGTCACGAACCCGTTCAGCCGCATCTTCCTTGAGCTTGTCCACAGCACCCATGATCTGAGTCTTGACTGGGCCAGCAGCAGGGAATGTTTCCGTGATCATCTCCGCTTGGAACCTGATCGCAGCTTCAGTCAGCAGTGTGGAATAAACACCACACGCACCGTTCCAAGGCTCAGTCCGCTCCTCGTACTTCATGCCCAGAACTTCCAAGCCCTTGACAAACGCATCAACCCAATCCTTGCGGCTGTTAACGTCAGCTTCAATCAAGTCCACTAGTTCAGACGCTACTGACAGCAGTTCACCTTCTTCCATGAACTCAGCCAAATTGGCATCAAAGTCTTCTGGGCCTTCATCGTCAGGGTTAATTTCAACCTCTACGTCCCCCATGTTAATCCGCACTGCTTCAGGATCATCAATCTCAATCTCGATAGCTGGGGCTTCTAGAGCATCCAGAGCATCCATACCATCTGCATCAAGACTTCCAATCCCTTGTTCCGGGTCGAAGGGTGTAGCCGTTTTGTCAAAGTTCGTAGCCATTGGTCAGTTACCTTTAATAGTATGCGGCTTTACGTCCGCTCTTAAAATATTGTTGCTCCTCTGGAGCATCAGACGGCAAACGAAAGAATCCCCCCTGCCGAAAGCGCATGAGGGCTAAGGTTGTGGCGTCTACCAAGTCATCGTGTTCCCCGGAAGGAAACGCAGCAACCTCATCTACTAGCTCTTCTGCCCAACGAGTCTGTGGCACCCACACTTTACCTGACGCAATTATGTCTGATACCGAGTTCAATCGGGCGATCTTATCTTGACCTTTTGACGGTGTGTACTCCATTGCAGGTATACCCATCGACCGAAGCTCATATATAAGAGGAGCGCCCGTAGCCTTCTTTTCAATCAACAGACCGTCTGGCTCCCACTCCTTGTACTCTTTCAGCACATCCCGCTTCAACTCTACCCACTCAACCCGCTTCCTGTACGTATTAAGTAGGATGATGTTGGGCATATCGTGGTCTTCAGGGTTGTCAAACACGCCCCAAGTAGTACCCGCAGAGAAGTCAGCCCTGTTATTCTTCTCAAAAGCGGTGTCCCAAGTCTGCAAAATGTAGCTGCACGGAGGTGGGTCTTCCTTGTCCCATATCTTCCACCACTCCCTTTTGACAATTGCAGACTCGTTTCCGACCGGATTTTGCTGGTATTGGGCTTGCCATTTGGCGTTTGGAAGCTCTTCTCGGAGGGCAGTTAGCTCCTCCATTGACCAGAATTCAGGCCATAAAGGGTTCCCACTGGGCATAATTGCAGGAAATTCAATCACTTCCCACTCTTCACCACCCCGTGCAGCAGCAGCTTTGATCACTTGGCCCGTCAAATCACGCAAACTCCAGCGCGTCATGACAATAACGATAGCTCCACCCGGCTGTAGACGCTGGCGAGGGCCAGATGTGTACCATTCATAGACCGAATCGAAGATCGCTGGGCTTGCAGCAGCCTGTTTTGCTTCTTGTTCAGAGTGTGGATCGTCAATAATGAGCACATCTGCGCCCTTACCTGTCACCGCACCCCCTACACCAATAGCAAAGTAGTCACCACCCTTGCTTGTGTTCCACCGACCGGCTGCTTTGGAGTCTGCTTGGAGGCTAAGATCGGGAAAAAGGTCGTGATAGACCTCAGAATCGACCAAATTCCGCACTTTTCTGCCAAATCCAGTGGCTAGCTCCGCTGTGTGAGACGTTTGAATGACCTTCTTATGTGGGAACTTGCCCAAGAACCAAGCAGGTAGCAAGTAAGAAGCAAACTCAGACTTAGTATGCCGAGGAGGCATGTTAATAATAAGGCGCTTACAAGTACCGTTAGCAACACGTTCAAAAGCCGCTGCCATCCGCTTGTGATGGGCACCCGAAATGAATGTCGGCCAGACTCGCTCCACGAACTTGATGAATTTGGTCTGGCAGAGTTCACGGTCTTTAAGCTTCTCCAGCTTAGTTAGCTGTGCCTCAAGTACGCGCATGTCTGTATCCGACAGCTTACCCGAATCAATCAGCGCTGCAATGTCCTTAAGCGTAGTTGGCTTCTCGCTCATGCTTGGATTTCGTAATCTGGATCTTCTGTCCTACCTAGTTGAGCATCCAGATCGTCTATCGGGCTTATATCTATGATCTCCGCATTCATCAAGCGCTTGACCCGCTCCTTGATGCTGTTCTCCAATGCGGCAGACGTTGTGTGGTGTACGGTGATCTCGCTGCGGTCTGTGAACAGGCCGATATCGCTGTGTTTACCCAGCAACTCAAGAGCTTTCAACTCGATCTTGGGGTCGCCATGATCCGCTAACTGCACAAGCTTGTTGGTGATGAAGTTCCGCGCCTGTAGCTGATCCGAGAACGCATTGAAGTCGAACATCTTGATTAGGGATGCCGATGCTTGTGCCTGCGCTGATATGGATACTGTTTTGGGGGTAGCGCTTTTCCCTTCGCCAAGGATCAAACGCTTGGCCGACTCAAGATCGTCTGAGTCAAAATCTATGCTCCCCCCTAGCTCGTCTATTAGATCAATAGTGTTTACCGCAATGGCGATGCTATCCGCATGAGTTTTTGGCTGCTCATCAGACAGGTCGAACGGAATTGGATGTTCCGCAGTGGGTATTACTTGGATCATAAGCACCGAATGAACGGGTAGGGGTACGCAAATGTAGCACAAAAATATATGGGGG